ATGAGAATGGAAGGTTTAATTCTAGATGTTTCGGACATCGTTCAAGAAACCAAAACAGACCGTAACGGCGAACAAAAGCAAAACGGCAAGCTGCGTCTCATCACGACCAACCCAACGGACACTATTGAAGTGCGTGTATCTCCTGAGCTTTGGGACAACGGCAAGGCTGGCGAACTGCTCAAGCGCTGTGTGGGTAATCGCATGATGTTTGATGTGGAACACAAGAAATTCAGTTTTGGTAACGATGAGGGTAAACACGTTTCTATCGACGGTTTCCACCTCTACGCCCTACCTCAACTTAACGAAAAGTAAGGGCTAAATCATGACCGAGACGCAATTTTCAGAGCTAATGGCTCGACTCGATAACTTTCAGTTGATGGTGTTCTTAGGCATTTGCTTCTTGTTAGTTGCGCTCGGTTGGATGGTCGGAGGGCAAAGATAAATGCTGTCAACAGAGTTCATGCTCGGCTGTTTTGGAACAGCATTTATCCTTGGCTTCTCGATTGGTTTCCACATTCTGGGATTCAAGAAAGCGGCTGAGGTTTCAACTTCTTCATAAACCATAACATAGGAAATAAGACTATGGAAAAGCAAAGCAAAGTACGCGCAGCAATGGCTAAGGCTGGCGCAGTAGTAACAGTAAAACGTGCAACATTTGGTGGTGCACTTCTTATGGCGGCATCTGGTGCACATGCAGCATTGCCGGAACAGGCAGCGCAAGCCTTTACTAGTTTAGGGACTTTCGTTACCGACATGCTCACCTCAACTTGGGGTATCGCTGTTCCACTAACGGTTGGTTTCATCGGCATCAAGCTATTCAAGAAAGGTGCAAACAAAGCAACGTAATTCTAACGATTGCTTTATACACCCATTGGTCAACGCCTCCGAATGGGGGCGTTATTTTTCACGAGGAAGATTTACAAATGAACATTAAACAAAGCATAACGTCACTGATTATTTTACTGGGTGTTTTGTTTAGTGCTTTTAGTGTAAGTGCCGCTCAACCAACGTATAAGGTTTCAGACGTTTCAGCTTATCCCGATTGTAAGTTGCTGTTGGGTATGAGAGTTAACCCTGCCTCTTATGTCTCTTGTTATGAAAACAAGTTTGTTAACTACAAGGATTTTTCTACTAAGTCCTGCTATTTGAGGCATGGTAAATACGTTGTAGATATCATGTGTCACACAACCAGTGCTTCTTGGCCTCTTTATCGTGCAGCTGGATTCTTGCAAAATTCGGCTCAATGTCCGCCTGACCATGAAAAGATAGAAGACGGGTACGTCGTATCTTGCGAACCCATCGTTCCTGCATGTGAGTTTGGCGAAAACCCTGACGGTACATGTATGGATGCCTGTCAGTTCAAACAGTCCATTAATGACACTCAATCACTTCATTGGTCGGCTTACGTTTACGGTGAACAAGTAACAGGGGCGTGTTTTGGCGATTTTGGTGCAACACGTTGTGAGGTCGAGCGTATCCCTAATGACAGTACGCTTTGTACTGATGTCGATTCGGGCGAATTTACCCAAAACACGCGATGTCACGGTAAGTTTCAATTCACAGGTAAGCAGTGTGATGGTGGTACGCTGTTTTGGGGTAAAGATGGCCCTGACACCCCTATTATTCCCGATGATCCAATTCACGACCCTGACGACCCAACGGGCGACATCGAAGACCCTAGCGTACTTCCTGACGACTCGACCAATACGGTTAATCCACCGAACACGGGGGATGTGCCAGATGTCGAAGACCCTGACACAGATGAATCAACCGATAAGGGCGTAGTCAACGCGATTAAAGGGCTCAACTCAGATGTGAATAAGGCGCTTCACGCGCTAAACGTCGACCTCAATCAATCGAGCGCTGATATTCAAAACCAAATCATTGCGCTCAATGCGTCGATGGTGACTAACACCCAAGCGATTCAAAAGCAGCAAATCAACGACAACAAGATTTACGAAAACACTAAGGCGCTGATTCAGCAAGCTAACGGTGACATCACAACGGCGGTCAATCGAAACACCAACTCTGTTGGTGAGGTAGTTAAGGGGCTCGATGATTTGCAAACGACTAACGCTGATGGATTTGCAGAGCTATCGGATAAACTCGACGACCTCAAGCCTTGTGAGCCTACCGAGGAAAACAACTATTGTGAAAACCCTCATGGTTTAGGTTCGGATTATGTCGATGACGTGCTGACTCAAGCGGATAAAGCCGTGTCCGGTGCGATGAATTCCTATGAAAAGACCGTGACCGATGCGGCTAACGATTTGATTGAGAAGAATCTGACGGCGGAGTCTGAGGGGCATATTAATGCTATATCGGATTCGTTTTTGAGTGTGTTACCTAAGCCTACGCCCTGCATGAATCTATCCTTGCCTACGCTTGGCGGTGGTCGCGCTTCTATCTCTTGTGAGTTTTCGCAGAAACTCAAAATGATCATCTCAATTCTGATTTACATCTACACAATTAAGACGCTTGTTGAAATCCTGCTGACTGAGGTCACGCCTGTACCAAGTAACAAGCCAGGTTCGGGGAGATATTACTAATGATTCAGCTATTACCAATTGTCAGCACCATTGGGACGGCGTTGCGCCTCCCTGCTCTGGTTGCCTTTATCTCTCAGATAGCGACCACGTTATTTGGTTGGTTCTTCATTGCGAAAGCACGAAACGTCACGATTAACTTGGTCATTTTAACGCTGCTAATCGGTTTGACCGTCACCCTCACCTTGGCGATTTACACCCTTGCAATGGGTCTGTCTTATGTTGCACCTCCAATGTGGTCACAAGCGGCGGGTATGTTCATCCCTAATAACGCCGTGCCTTGTGTGAGTGCGATTTACTCTGCGCGTCTGCTGCGTTGGGTGTGGGAATGGAAGTTTTACGCGATTGTGAGGGCGGCGTAATGGCATCGGTCTACTTTGTCACGGGTAAGCTCGGCTCAGGTAAAACACTAACGGCAGTCGGTAAGATTCGTGAGGCGTTTATGCGTGGTGTGCCTGTGGCGACAAACCTCGATATCAACTTGAAAGAAATGCTTGGCCGCAACAAGCGCAACACTCGCCTTTACCGTCTGCCGGACAAGCCTCAGGTAGAAGATTTGATGGTGATTGGCTCGGCAAACAAAAGCTATGACACCAAAAAAGACGGTTTGATTGTACTTGATGAGTGCGGAACGTGGTTTAACTCGCGCACGTGGAACGACAAGAATCGACAAAAGTTAATTGATCACCTTTTGCATATTCGAAAGCTTGGATGGGATGTGATTTTCATCGTTCAAGACATTTCGATTGTTGATAAGCAAGCGCGTCTCGCACTGGCAGAACACACCGTGTTTTGTCGTCGTTTAGACCGCCTTCAAGTGCCTATCATCTCGACTGCAGTATCCGTTCTGACACTCGGTCAACTCAAGTTGAAAATGCCTAAGCTGCACGTTGGCATTGTGAAGTATGGTGACAATGCGAACTCGCTCACCGTTGAGAAATGGATGCTTTGGGGCACGGACTTATACAGCTCTTACGACACTAAGCAGATGTTTAGAAACAACTATGAGGACGGCGTTTATTCAGTATTGCCGCCCTACTATACCCACGGACGTTACACTGTCCCGTATACGTTGAGAAATATCATGCGCATTACGAAAATCTATCTCCGTAAATACTCTCGATTCAGTGTATTTGCGGCAGGTGTCGCCGTCTCGTTTGCGGTGTTCACCTTAGTTGGCACGCCGAACATGTCGACGGAACCCGAAACGACTCGAACGGCGGTGCCTCGCGAGTCATTGAGTGACTTGCTCGACGGCTATCGAATCGAATCTTCAATGAATCCCCCAAACGTTGCCCCGTCTTTTGTGCTGGTTAAGGACGATGTGCGTCTATCGTCGTCGCAACTATACGCAAAGGGCTTTACGGCTCAATCTAACGGCTCTTGCTCCATTACGGTTAGCGGCAACGGTCAATCATTCAAAGTCATGTGCTAGGGAATAAGGTGCGCTTTATGTCATGGATAATCGCAAAACTCACTGCTTTTCTTTCAAAAAAACAAAAAGAATTTTATTGCGCTGGAGGCTCACTGCTTGCGCGCACATTACTTACCATGCGCTGTGGTAAAGTTGAGAAACAAACTACGGCTTGTTCCAACTTTTCCACATCCAGCATTACTGCCTTTCTGCTCGCGTGCACCCTGCTCAGCTCGCCTGCTTTTGCCGCAAGCTCTGCGCCTTTTGAGGCAAAGAACACACCGATTGGAGACTTTGCATCGTGGTTCTCAGTTCACACTGGAAACACAGTTGTGCTCGGTCATGGTGTCACTGGTGAGGTCAGTTTTACCGCGCCGGATTTGAAAGATGAGGACTATCCAGCCTTTTTCCTTTCGGTGCTTCGTGCGCACGGTTACGAGCTTACGCATGACCACGGCGTTTTTACCATTATTGCTGACGCTAACAAGGTGGAGACGTTCGAACCCTCTCAAGTGAAGTTGTACTTCTTTGAGAATGTTCGAAATACCAAGGTCGTTGATTTGATTTCCTCGATGCTTGCTGCAACACAGAATCAAACACTGAACAACAAAGCGATTAAGAACTACAAGGTTGAGGTACTACCGACCACAAACAGTATTATCGTGACAGGCTCTGAGAACCAGTTGAAGCACATTGATGTGCTCATCAAAGGGATTGATAGACCACAAAAGCAAGTCTTTATCGAGGCGGTGATTACCGAAACTGAGCTCGGTGATTCTCAGGAAGTCGGCGTAAATATGGACTTAGCTCTAAGTGAGGCTGGCTTTGTTTCTCAGCCTACTGCAATTAAGAAAGCCGTTGATAACCTACTGTTCTATGAGGGCGGCGATTTCAATGCGCTTATTAAAGCCGTGTCTAAGAATCAAAATACTAAGCTCCTATCACGACCAAACATGTTCATTATGGACAGAGAGCGCGGTTACATTACGGTTGGTCAAAACGTGCCGTTCCTCACTTCGTCTGAGGTAACTGACGGTGGTAATCGAGTCCAGCAAATAGAACGTAAAGATGTGGGCGTGTCACTTGAGGTTGTACCGCATGTAATTGGTGATCATGTTGTGTTGCAGATTATGCAAAAATCCGACTCGGTAACGGATTCCTCTATCGCATCCGACATCATCACCAATACGCGAACACTGCAAACCGTGGTCAAGGTCAAAGACCGCCAAACGATCTCTTTAGGGGGCTTGATTTCCCAAGAGCAGCGCGACTCGGTAAGCGGCGTGCCGGTCTTAATGGATGTCCCTTTACTTGGAGCCCTATTTCGGTCAGAAAAGACCAATACGGTTGATAAAGAACTTAAAGTAACGATAAGAACCACGATACTTTGAGTTAAAAAGAAAGCCGAACAATGGATGTTCGGCTCTGCTTTAGCTGTACTGTAATACGCTTTCCAATTCCCTGCACTTTATTATCGTGTCACGCTCTAATACGCTTGCGATATGTGTTTTGTCATAAGAGCTTTTAGCTTCAAACCGAAGCAGCGGATGGTGTCCATTAAGTGCATTATTTACGTATATATCTCGCTCTTGTCTCTTCTTCTGCCTATGGGATGAATCATCGAGCTCGATGACCGCCAATACTTTTGTATCTCTATCCGTTATCACGTAATCCATTCTTTTAGCCCAAGTTCGAGAGTTATCTTTAAAATTGGTTGGTTGAACCAATGCCATTAATGAAACTTGACTATGAATTACGTATTCGTCAGGTATAAGCTCCTGCAACACTTTATAGAATCTGCGCTCTGTCTTGGTGGCCAAGTATGTACTTTTCTTGTGAGGTACAGAATTAGTTTTATTGCCAGTTTGCGGCAAAGGTAGTTCGACTATCTTTGGACGCATTTCTGCAACTTTTGATTCAAAAGAATGCACGCTGTTCGGTCTTCTGATTGCTGCACCTTGTTCCCATTCGTTAAGCCTACGTTTAGGTTTCTTACCCTTCTTTGTGAATAGATACACAACACACACTAAGGATATAAGTATCAGTAATTCGGGCACTTTCTGTTCCTTACTCATAAAAAATGAGTGCATGGTAGCATATCGATTTTGTTCGGTGTGTTATTGAAATCAGCTTTTATGCGCCCCTGTAGTATATTTCGGGGGTAAATTCCCACCCGGCGCTAGTTGTGAGCCACTGGTTAGTATGAGCTTGTCAGCGTAGAGTGTGGTGGCATATGCCTTAGGACTAACGTATTATTGTAATCGGTATCTTTAGTGAGATGCATCGTCACCCGAATTGATTCTAAAGGGATAAGTTTAAATTCAATTATTTTTAACTGGAGCGTTTTTAAAGCTTCAATGAGAATTATAAAATATGTATAAAAGTCAAATAATAAGTGTGGTAGTTGGTGTATTTATTACATTCGCTTTGAATTTATCAATCTCTTATATCCAATTGAATAAGGGGTATGTTTTATTCGGTGAGCCGTTTACCCAACAGAAACAAACACTATACCCTGTAGATATAGTCAATCAGTCAAAAGAAACATTAAAGTCGTTACAGTTTTTAGTTCCTGAAAAGTTGGATATTAAGTCTATATTAACTAGTAGACCTTTAATAATTAAGGAGCTAGATAATACTTTAACGTCAACGGGCCAAAAGGTTATTGAGCTTTCAGGCATCACCTCCGAGTCTTCAGTAAGGCTACTCATTCCTATTGAACCG